AATCTTATTGTTGCGTGATAACGGTGCTGTTTGCGGCGAATGGAATGAAGATAAGTACGCTAAAAAGCCGCGTCCATATTGGCGACACGATCAAGAACGAATCTTTGGAATTATTAATGCTAGAGAATGTCCGCCAACGCAATGGATGCCGCTTCATCATCGCATGTTGGGTAGGAATCGCAGCGGCTCTAATGCGCTTATTACATGGAAAAAGGAGACGACATAGATGACAAATACAAACAACCCTTGCTCAGATTGTGGGAGTCAAGAGTTCGAGCTTTATAACTCAGAGACTGGGCTATCCGTTTGCGCTAAATGCGGACAATTTCTTCGTCCCGTGTTCACAATTAAGCAAGTAGAACAACCAGAAGTGTCGCCAGTTCAGACATTCTACGGATATTTCCGTGACGGGCCAGAAGACGAACCAAGAATGGAAGTCATTGCTTTCCAAAGCTATCTAAGTATCGAGCAGGCACGGGAACGAGCAGCAGCGTATGCAATAGAAAATCGTTTCCTGAATGGTTTCATTTTGATGACGGCAAGGGAGATCGCAACAAAGAAAGCTCAATTTCAGTGGGGTGTCAGAAGCAACAGCGGCAAAGCGTGACGGAATAATACCAAGAGGGTGAGCCCAACGTAAGGAGAACTAAGGTGAACGGAAATCTTAGATGTCCACGCTGCGGCCTTCGTTCCTGTTATGCCCCACGCTGGCTAAAGCGATTAACTTCTAGACGTAGGAGACGATCACGACGAAGAAGGAAGAACAAAGGAAAATAGCCCAAATGAGCAACCAACTAGATAGAAAAGGGTATTGTCGGCATTATCCCTATGGGCTAAAGTCAGGGCAAATCGCTAACATCGTTTGGGAATGGTGCAGGTTCTGTAAATGGTTTCGGAGAACGGAGCAAACCAAATGAGCAACCAACCAGATAGACCCTCTCAAGGTGGAGAGCGAGAGGCACGGCCAATAGAAAGAATCGTTGCCGAGCTGGCGGACGAGATTTATTACAACGCCACCAATGATCGGCTGAGATTACGAAAGTTACTAATTCAATTTGCAGACGAAATCAAAAGAGAGGCGATTGAGCCATGAGCGAAACTAATTCGGGTGGAGAGCAGGAACTATTGTTGCTGGAACCCTGCCCCTTCTGTGGAAGCTCCGCAACGGCGATGAAAGATGAGCGCCACTGGTGGATTGAGTGCGACACATGCGGAGCGTCTACGCCAACTGAGATCTTTACTCAGCACACGATGCAAACCAATCCTGACGGTCTGTGGAACTCCCGCATCCGCTCTCACCTCTCCCTACAGACAGATAGATTTGCAGAGGGGTTGGAGGCAGCAGCGGAGTTGGTGCGCGACAAGGCGCAAAGGCTCTCAGACATGTCAGATAAGTCACTTGCGGCAGGCCAGAAAGGTGCCGCAGCTAGACAGGAAGGAAGCGCACTGGAACTCTGGTGCGCTGAAACCGAAATCAGGCGTCTCGTTCCCTCTCCCACCCAAGGGGCTGAGGACGCCCAAGGAGAAAATAAATGATCCACGTTCAAACTGGAAATATGTTGGACGTCATAGTCGAAGGGAAGTCGCTTGGCCTAAAACAACGCGATAGTGACCATCGAAAGCACGAGGTTATTTGGTTGCCGGAGTTGGATGGATTATTGTCCGTGCTGGCCACTGAAATCAAACACTTGCACCCTGCTGAGGACGCCCAACCAGTGCTGCACGAGTTTGAGCCTAACGCAAACGGCGATGGCTGCATTGCTTATGTTGGCAGTGATATGTGTCTTCAGGATCGCCAAGCTCCGGTTCACCAAGTAGGGGCAAAAACAGATGCACCCGAGCGGGTGTGGATCGGGCGTGCATCATTGGAGATAGCGCAACGCAACGGCTCGTCAGACTTTTACATTGAGAAAGTGGACGGTCTCATTGACGTTGAATACCTACGTGCTGATCTGGCCTCCCGACCCGCAACACAGAAAGAACGAGAACGATGCGCGAAGATCGCTGAAACAGTAAATGATTCAATCAAAGACGAAGGGAAGTTTGCTATAGCAATTCTCAATCCCAACACCTGCATCGTGCCGCTCAGTGGAGGAGGCAATGCGCTGCAACCTGAGCATGTCTTCGATAGCTTAGGACTGTGTGTTTATTGTGGAGAATCAAATAATCTCGCCTCCCGACCCGCTGAGGTACATGATCGGGAACTGTTGCGCCAGCAGCAGCGACACTTGGACGCCATCGAACAAACGATTCGCAGTTTAGCCAAACCGATGCCGCCTGAAGTAACGGCAACGGGATTGATGGTAATGGCGGAGCAGGGATTGACGTACACCGCCGCGCTTCGACATTCACTCACCCGACCCGCTGAAGATGTAGAACGAGTGGCAAAGGAAGCTGCCATGGAACTTGATAGACAAGGAATGCTGCGTTCTGATTACCAGCTCTGGGCTGACAAGATAAATCAGGCCAGATCAATTATCCGATCAGTCCTTGCTGCTAAGGAAGATAAATAGAACCATGAAGAATCAAGGTGAACTAGGATATAAAACCTAGCTTCCCAAACTGCTGAGAAAGCGGCGAAACGCCGACAGTGAGGTTGAGTGATGCCAAAACGAAAAAGAAAACCAATCGCAGACGGAAATAAATACGTCTACCTCGAGTTTCCCGATCGCGGATTTGTGGTCAAGTGGTTCACATTCAAAGATAACGACGGAATCAAGGGCGTTGCTATCAAGTGGTTTGGCATGGGGCGCGCGCGCATGAGCGGATTCTACCCAGCGGAAACGGAGCGGCGATTCTGGGCATGGGACATATTCCGCGTGATGATTGATCAGCCTTCAACGTGAGAGCGGCTTTAGACCTAGCCCGATAGCAATGGGAGGGTTTTGCAGCCTGACCCTGAATGATTTTCAGAAATGTATTTTGTAGGTATTGAATGGGGGTGAATAGTTATGAGCAAAACGGAGTATTTCATTTGCGACGGCAACTCGCCACAAATGTATCGCTTTAGTCATGCCGTTGCAGACATCGACACGCTCTTGGGCATCGTTGAATCGTTAGCAGGGAGCAATGATTTTTATGAGGGCGTACGGCTGGACTTCCTGCGAGCCTTGGCAGGCCTGATTAAGAATCGAGATGAGTGGTTTGAATCGGCGGCTCAAACTGAGGATGGCTTACCCGCTCCCCCTCAAGCTACCAACCAACCAAACGATCTTTCAGTAGTAGCAGCTTACGAGTCAGGGTTTACAGCAGGAGTTGAGGCGGCAGCAAAGGCGGCGGAAATCTACTTGTCGGACGAACGTAACGGCGTAAAAAACAATCCCAGCCCAGCCTGCGTTGCTCACGCTATCCGCGCTTTGATTCCTAATCTAAGTTAGCAGGCAAACAACACTGTGACTTTCCACGTTCTGAGTTTGCAATCATTCCCAAGTTGAAAGCCTCCGCAACAAAGAAGTAGAATCCCTGCTCTATGAAACTCATTGACAGGTTACTCCCAAATCGAGTCTGGGGGCCGCCCTATTCCTCCCGCCGCGCTCGACTCGTTGAACAGGCAGACAGACTATTAGCGGCTCTATTTACGACGGGTTTAATAATCGCGGGCGTGTGGATATTGAGCCAGTTAAGTTAGCTATGATTCCTCTTGATTTAGATTACATTCGCCGAGCTGCTGAAGCTGGACTAATATCTTCGCCCTGTTTGGAATTAGGAGCTGCTGAGTATGGTGATGAGGTCAACGGAACAGCAGTCAAAACGCTTCTTGGCTCGTTGAACATTCAACATGAAACTACCGACACCCACGGGCAAGTTGATTACATTGCTAACTTTGATTTAGATGTTCATTTTGATCAGCAGTTTGGATCGGTGATCGCCTGTAATATTCTTGAACATGTATTCGATCCAATTAGATTACTGGATAAGATTGTGCCTCTCGTTCGAAAAGGCGGAACTTGTGTTCTTACAACTCCGGTCGTGTGGCCGTTGCATTACTATCCGCTAGATTGCTGGCGCATCAATCCAGGATTTTACATGGAATACGCAAAACGCAACGAATTAGAACTGAAGATGATGGAGTATTTAGGCTACGGAGAGGTGATCGGATCTGAACCTTCGTTACCCGTTGCCCAGAATCTCTGGTCGAGAGGAATTCACAAACTCTTTAATACCAGAGGGAGGGGAATGCTTCACCCTTCGCACGTTTCAATCGGCGTGGTTCTAAAGAAGCCTTGACCTAGTTCAACCCGCCGCAGTGGATATGGTACTTGTCTCCGGTTGATGGTGCGGTGCCGTTGGTGACTACGGTTAACTGTCCGGTCGTAGTAACTACGGTCAATGGCTGCTTACCGACTACCATACCAGCAGTCGCCATCTGCGCCACACAGGAGGGGGCCGCTGCCCATGTGCCGTTAAAAACCACCACAAAACCCGACGCTGGCGTGGTACCGAGATTGACTGTCATAAACGTGTCGGTGCCAGAAACCGTTGGTGAGCCCGTACCGCAGTTCGTTGTGCAGGTAGGCGCGGTCGTTTGAGTGGTGCGAAACTGTGCAGCCCCGGTTCCGCTCCCTTTGAAGTTTCTGAAGGTAATATCGCGGAGCGTGCCTCTTGTGCCACTGTTCACCTCAAGTACGCCAGCTCCATTTCTGGAAATTGCCGTATCTAAAGCGTCTCGCAGTGCCACCGCGCCGCCAATGGTCACATTGGCAAATCCCCAGATCCCAACATCGCCCATTACGCCCTTGATATTTCCCGCGTCGTACACCAGCGTTGCATTACCAGATGCCGACGACGCGCCTCCGAGTATTAACGTGTTGGCTTCAATCCCTGTGTTGGTAGTAGTTCCATCATTTACTCTTAAGTGATTTCCAAACGCAGTTGATGTGGCTGAAATTACTCCAGACTGAGTACCGTTATTTATCTTGATTGCGCCGTCGTCGCCCATCTCGGAAAGAGAAGATTGAAGCGTCGCGCCGCCGGTGCCACTTGCTCGAAGGATGGCATTATCGGTTGCTCCAGTCGAGCCACCAATGCCTGCTGCGCCTCCAGTAACGTCTGTACACCCACCAACACTCGAACCGAGATAGACCTTTGAAGTGGTTTTGTTTGTGTACAACTTGCCAGGAGCGCAGACTGTGGGCGGGTTCGCAGAAGTGAACACTACTCTCTGACTTGAGGTTTGTCCGTGAACAAGAAAGGGGAAAAGAAGCACAAAGATAGATGTAAGTCGTTTCATAGAGTCCTCACTGTCGCTCCTCCATTCTACCCCAACTGATACCAGCTAGATCCTCGCTTGATGTAAGTATAGATCAGCCCGTTCGTCGCGGTGATATTGGCTCCCGTCCGATTGAGCAGCCCTGACCCGTGTAATAGTGTCGTATTTGCATCGTTAATTCTTATGCGAATCTCTTGTCCCGCAAGACCATCATCAAACGTTGATATAGACGTTGCTCCTGAGTTTGCGGTAACAAAGTCGTTCCCTTGAGCCACACTTGGAGTTGTATCACTTGCAATTAAAGCGATTTCATTTACGGTGGTAATACGTCCGCGAAAAATGTTTGTCGCAGTCTCGTTAAAAGTCGGCGGAACGTAGGTAAACACCCCGCCGGGATTGGCAACAAGGTTATAAGTTTCGTAGTCCGTTCCGCTTGCGGTCACCGTTGCGATGGATCGCCACGTTCCGCCCGAATACTGGAGGATCAGATAGTCAGTCGCCCCGGGGACGGCGGGCCAGTCAATCTGAAGGTAATTAGATCCGCTCAGAGTCGCGTTAGCTGTTGATGTCGCATCGTTAACAGTAGAGGGCAGCGTTCTGTTGCCGAGCCCGTCCCTTGCAAGCACCTGAAGGTAATCAGGCGTTGCTCCGGGCGTTCCTATAACTGTGACGGTCAGTTTATTAGGCCGCGCTAGTCCGGTTATTTCCAACTCTCCCATACCAAGCACAATGCTATTAGTTGCCGCTGGAATCCAGTTAGTGAGTTCATTGGGCTGAGTGGCAAGGTTTTGGATTAAAAAACGCGAAGTAGGACGTGTCATCACGCTTGAGAGCGCGGCGCGAATGCCAACCCAACGCGTGTCGAACCCGTCTACCACGGACCCTCGGGAAAACGAGTTTAGTCCCGCATCAATAAGATACTGAGGTGTGGGACGGTTCTTATTGCTAAAATCGTAAACGCCATTTCCGATCCAAGCGACGGACGATCCTCCGACGTTATCCTTAATAAAGTCTTTGGTGAAGTTTGACTGGGCGCCGAAGCTGTTATTCTCGACCACGAGGTTGATAGATGAAACAGAGATAACAGGGCTAACAGACGTGGTAGCGCTGGCTGCTTGTCCGCCTCGGAGATCGTCAAATCTACATCCAGCCATAAAAACAGGAGTCCCGACGGCTCCTGATCCAGTCAATGTGATTTCCTGATTATCGCTCTCACCTTCCTCGCCAATGATCGTGATCGCGTCTGAGACTGAGCCAGAATAGCGAATCTTGTTGCCAGTCCCCACGTTGTACTCCGCTCGAAAAGACCCGCCCTGAGAATCCACCGCCTTGGCTAGATAATAATAAGTATTCCGGCTGAGGATGATGTGCTTTATGTTGACATGGCCTAGATAGATTCCTGTTCCCGTAGCGTTAAGCGTATTGACAATTTGACCTCCAGCCAAAAAGCAGTGACTGATGTTATGTTGCTCGTTATTAGCCCCGCTGGCGTTGTCGAACTTGAGACTAATCCAATCAGCGCGATTGCTGTTGGCCTGAAGGAGCAGCGAGTCAAACACGCACGCGCTGGTGAGTCCCGGGCTGCCGCCTGCTGTCATCGTGACATATATACCTATGGCAGCACCTACGGTCCCCATGCTCGCAAAACCAAATACGCCAAAACCCTGGAAGGTGCATTCATATACATTGTTTAAGGTAAGAACCGGCCCGCCGCCATCAGATCCCGCCCATACAAACATTGGCATATTGCCCGTGCCACCGAGCCCAAGACTCCCTGATCCGTTCCCGATCATGTTGAACTTCATTAAATGATCAAAAATCACTGTCGATGTAATCTTGTAAGTGGAATTATCAGTCAGCTTCAGCGTAAACCCGTGCTCCATTGCGTCAGAACATTTTTGCCACGCAGCGGTATCGTCTACTATGCCGTCCCCCACAACCCCAAACCACTTTTCTGAGAATTGAGGAATAGACCTATTGCCAGAGAAATCAACAACTCCCGAACCGCTGTAGATGAATATTTTCCTTGGCCCGCCCATGACGCTCATCGGCCCTTGAATGACGACGTTGTTGTTTACTAACGTAAGAGTTCCATTGCCACTGAACACAAGAGAGATGTTTGAGGGGATTGTTAGGGCTAAAGACTGTGTGATCGGATGATTAATAACAACCGTAGCTTGTGCCGATCCGATAGCGGTTATGGTTGTACCAAGATTCGACCCGGAGTCGATATTGGCCTCCGCGTCTGTTCCCGCTCCCCCTCCTCCGGCAATGACTAGCTGCTGTCCTAAACGAGTAACAGTTGTGCCACCAGACCCAATAAGCTGCACTGCTCCCGTAAGAAGCGGAGAGCCTGAGTCGTCACTAAGCGAACCTACATTATCCAGTCGCGGATCTTCATCGAGAACCGCTTTCGGATGAACCGGATCAACCGGCGCGGTGGCAGTCTCAATCCTTCCGAGTACCCCTACTCCCGCAGTGTCCGTCGCGCTTAATGCCTCCTCAAGCATTATGGCGAAGTCAGTCTTACTTAAAGTCTCAGGACTGCGTACTGGGGTAGGGAGATGTTTGAGACTTTCAAGGTAGCGCATCGTCAAGGGGCCGGAAGGACTTGCTGGGATCTGATAGCCGTCAAACAACATTCCGATCCGAGTCGTACCGCTATAGAGCCCGGCCTGAATCTTAGCCGTACCGGGTGTGCCGTCAGTTGTAGGCGGGAAGTCCGGTAAGGCGGGAACGATCAAGTCCCCGCCGCTAACAGACCACGTATTTGAGAGAAAGAAGTTTCGGGAGTCTAACCGCCCACCTTTGTACTTCACACCATCGGGCGCGGTGAAGTCTCTATCGGAGTAGTAACGGACAGTTCCCGACGCGGCCAGATTGCCGGACGGATTCCCAATGCGCATTTCTGCTAAGGTGGTCATTGTTGCTCTACGCGAATGATGATCGATCTTTCGTCAGTACGTCCTGCGGCGGTAATGATACGATTCGTCCACAGATAGTTTTGCCCCGCAGTGCCACCTGAAAACCAAACCGTTGTAGTGGTCGATGTTTTGGAGTCGCTGTTCTTTGTGATTCCACCTGTCCCCGTCCATGTGCTCGTGGAAATCGTGTCGGCCCCTAAATAAGTCAAATAGTCCTCAACATAGTCAAGAGCCGCAGCAGGACTTTTGTTGTAAGCCTTCATTCGACTAAGGATATACGGCTATCGGCGTTTACGTTTCCAGTCCGCGAATCACTATCTATAACTGAAGATCGATTGTCTGAGCCAATAAAAGATGTTCGCGTTAGAGGAGAAGGTAGAACGACCAGAACGGCTACAGATACGGCGTCAAGTCCTGCTCCTGTTTCGCTCGCGCTGAAATTTGCCTGTACTAACGCAGCGTCAGAGAAAGCATTGATCTCCGCAACCGCAAGGGTGGTGTTAATGAAAACGCTCGGAACGGGCGGCGGACTTTCAGTAACGGTGATCAGCGTTTCTGTGTCGGTGACAACGCTTACCTCATCAACCCCTAGTCCGGTTTGTCCAACACTGAATGTGGTGCTAATAAATGAAAGCGCGTCTGTACCGGGGGCGGTCTCTGCTCCGATGATTACGTAATTCAGCGAAGCAGCATCGCTGCCGGGAAAGACTTCTTGAACGGTTCGGGAGACGATGAGTGAAGCCGCATCGGTGCCGGGACTTGACTCGGCTGTCAAAAAAGTGGCAATAAGACTAGCCGCGTCTAATCCCGGCCCACCTTCCGCCACAGACAGACTGATAAATGCCGCATCTGTGCCGGGGACGGTTTCGCTACCCGTTAACGTAACGTCAAGCGAGACGACATCAGCACCGGGCGCAATTTCCTCTGCGAGAATATCTGGAGCCGCTGGAACCGTTAACCAATCCGCTTGAGGGCCAAACAGTTCCGTCCAGAGTCGGGTGTGATAGATCGTGTTTTCAAATCTATACCCTGTGCCCCGCCATCGCGCATCAGCGTTTGAATAACGGCGGTGTTGATCCGTTTGATCCGTGCCAGCCGTATAACTTGATGGCCCGCCACCAGAAGGGCTATGGCGGTTTGTCCACTGTGTAAAGCTGGCAGCTACGGCAGTCGTAGATTTATCCTCCGGCGCTACTCATACCAATCAATCCGAATTGCGCCCTCATCCGATAGTTCTATTTTTAACGTTTGTTTTGGTTTAAGTGGATAGCGGAAAAATCTCCCGCCAGCCGCAACCCACCACGAATGCGCTCCACCGCCTCCGGCCCACGCCTTGACTACCTGATGACCATCAATCGTGGCTCGACAGAAACAAACTCGGGGAGCTGTAAACTCAGCATATTCAGGTTGAAAGGATTTATCAGTGTCGTTCGTGTATTCGTAGACTATTCCACCACCGGGAGGAGCCTCGAATACACCACTCTTCGGAGCCATTAGATGTCCGCCACGCAGGTATGTTGATGCGATGCCGCGCTAGTTCCATCGAGGATGATTGCGAGCGACAGAGAATTAGCAACGGTGATGCCTCGCGGAAATGTCCAGATAACTCCCGTGCCAATAGTGGCGGGAAGACTTATTGAAGTAAGCTTTGCGGTTGCTTCCGTGGGTTCGGCTGAAAACGCTACCGCCATGTCTACAAGGTTGATACCCGCCAACACAGGATCGCCGGGGTCTTCGGCTACTAGTGCAATCGGACTTGTGCGAGTGCCCAAAACGCTTGTGCGCCTTAAGCTAAAACTGGAAGCCGTTGCCGCGCCTAAGAACAAGTCCCACTCCATCAGTTTCGGACGTACGCCGGTTGAGCAGGCCATGTCTGCGGCAGCGTTTCCGCTGGTAGTAACGACGCTCGTTTGACTCAATCTATAGAGGGCCATTATTAGCTCCAGTTCACCAGCTTGTTTGTCAGCGTTCTAAATCCCGGCATTCCCGGCATGAAGATCGTTCGCTCAATCTTGCGGACTTTGTATTCGTTGATTTCAACTTTTCCCTCAACACAATCAGGACACTCAACAAAATCATCGCCGCCAAGCCAGAGCTTCTTGTGGCCATTGCAGAGGGTGCAGATTATTTGTTTAGTCGCCATTTATTCACCAGCGTAAGGCATTGGCACGTTAGCTGGACGCCCCGCCAACTTTTCAGGGTTAGGTTTTCCGCAACACTCGCAACGCGGAATCCACGAGGGCGGGTTAGCGTGAAACTTCATGTGCTCACCGTTGTTTGGGAACACCAAGAGATTGTCAGGTCTATTGTCTGCGCGGTTTTCGTTTAGATGGTGCGGGACTTCTGATTTCGTAAGATAGCGCCCCAACTCTTTTTCAGCGACGAGACGATGTTCGGGTACAAATCTTCGCATCGACCCTGCTGGATGATCGGGTGCGTAAACTCTTACATAGCCCTCGCTCATACGAGTACGTCTTGCGCCGTTCTCCACTTCTTTGGCGGTAGGGAGTGGGGGCCGCTTATGAACTTTCATATTAGACAACGCATCGGCGACCGTGTAGGCAGTTGATCCGATTTCGTAGGCGATCTGCGTAGGGCTTTTGCCCATCACCAGGTATTGCTCTTTCAGCCATTCAATATCTCGCAGTTGCTCGAACCGCACATTCCTATGCCCCGCTCGCGCACTTTTTCGCCGTGGAATGTCGTGATGATCCAGCGCGTTCCAGACTGCCATTGCTGAACAGTTGAGACTCGATCCTATTTCTTCGCAGGTCATGTTTTCAGCCACGTACTTTTGTTCCAACCACTTCTTATCGTTGAGTTCGCTTATTCGCCGTTTTAGTTTCGTGCCACGTATAGCGCGAGACTTCCCACACTCCCGAGCCGTGATCTTATGTCGAGCAAGTGCGCGTACCACCGTGGCACTCGAAGATCCGATCTCTGCCGCAATTTCATAAACACTCCGCTTGTCGTCAACGTACCGAGTTTGCAGCCAACGCCTGTTAGCTAATTGTGCATGCTTGATGCTCATAGATTCTTACCTCCACGAACATCTTAGCGCATCGCGCAACTTTATACAAGATACTTCGGTTTCAAGGTACAGTCACCGTATATGATGGCACCCATGCACTTCCGCTTGCCTTAGTTCCCATCGCCTGGGCAATACGACTCAACATCTTTGCGGTTGGGGGATTATTTCCATTGAACAGTGCAATCTCGGCCCACACGTTATTTGCATCGCCAGACGCAAAAGTGCTTTTCCAGGTCATCACCTGTCCTGAAAGGGAAGGGAACGTGGCATCCATCGCCTTGTAGGTCTTTGTAGACCCCTGAAGATCTGTCATGCCCGTAGTTGTAGCCGCACCAGATTCCGCTACTCCGATAAAGGCTGCGGCGTTTGTAAAGGCTGTGCCGCCTAATCCAGCAACTAAATTTAATAGAGCCACGCCACCCACGTTGACATAAGCATTCTTAAATGGCCCAAGGGTTTCGTAGGGTTCACCTTCCGGCAGTCCGTCTGGGCCAGCCACGTACTTTTCCAGCATGTAAATACCGTTGCGAATAGCGTATTCCATTGCCGGGAGTTGGGCCATCATGCCTGCGTGTATTTCGCCAGGAGATGTTTCGTGTGTGCTCATTAGTTACCTCGTTACCGTCTATCTCTTCCGATGTAGGCAGAGCCAAGTTGCGCTCCGGCTCCTAATCCACCCATCAAAAGTTGACTCCAAAAACTTGGGGCAGGACGAAAGTTACTCCAAGCATTTGTAGAATTTGCGGAATTCCCTGACGCCATACCCGCCAGTCCCATTGTCCTGTTCTGCTGAAGTCCTAATAGCGGCATGATGTTTCCTCTCATGCTCGCGTCAGTCATGCGATAAGCGTTTTCCAGTCCTCCAGCAGCGTCCTGTTGTCTCTGATCGTCTTGTTGGGATCGGAGTAACTGACTGAGCATCGGATTAGAACCTTGTGCGCCAAGCTGTAATGCACCTAGTCCCATACGCTCGCCTGACTGCCTTCGTGAAGCGTTGTCGTACAAAGCAAGATTCGGCTTCATTGCCGAAAGGGAAGTAATGTCGAGGGGGCCGTTTTCTCCAGAGGTTTGATTAATCCAGTCAAGCGACTGTTTATCGAGCGCGGTTTCGAGTGGCTTGGGAGCAGCAGCTTGGGCCATGTAGGCGTCCATGCGGGCACGATCTGCTCGCTGCTGCTCTTCGAGTAGAGCTTGCTTTTTCTTGTCGTCCTTTTTACCCACGTTGCCTCCGCCACATCTGACCGACTGTAGGGATAAAGCCGATGCTATAGATCAATTTCTCAACATGTGGTGAGGATGTTGCCGCGTACTCAGTAAGACCTTCAGTGTTATACGCCTCAAGATGTCTTACTAAGTCCATCGCTAAATCCTTGCCTCTGAATTTCAGATCCAGCCATAAAGGGGAAACGCACCACACTCGCTCCGCTCCGATGCATCCAACAACCTCGTCGCCTTCTGTCGCTGCAAGCATAAGCGAATTCGCGGGTTTAGGTAGTTTGTCTTCACAGTTAGACTCTTTGAGTGCTCGCACCAGTTCTCCCCAACGCGAAACTGGCAATAATTCGATCTTCACGCTATCAACCCATGACCGCCAGATGCCCGCACTCTCGCAAGCAATGCGTTTAACTGCGCCTTCGTTTCATTCGCCAGAGTCAGAACGGTGGCGAGATCCGTGGCGTCTGCGGAGGCAACGTCCGCGACCGCTGCTCCTTGTGCTCCAACCACTTTCGTTCCGCCGATCTTTAGGGATGTTGTGAGATCAAGTGTCACAAACCGATCAACCCACGCGCCACCTTCTACTCTCCAGAGTTTGTTTTGATCGTTTGTGAAAAAGAGGGCTCCATTATCATTCGCAGTTACAGTAATTGCGGCCCGAGTCGCATTAGTGCCTACATTCACTCCCGACTCGTACAGCCACGCCGTTCCTGAGTAGTAGTACAGCCACCCCCGATCTGTCTCGAAGTAACCATCTCCGGTTAATCCGCTTGCCGGACGGCTGGCATGAGTGCCAAACGAGAAGGCAGCATTTGCGCTTCCTGGTAACGAACGAATGGAAGTGAATTGAACAAACGCTTCTTGCGTCTCACCGGCTTGGCGCACCGCCGTTTCAGTTAAAATGTCTGGAGCGTCGTAGATATTTGCCATCAGGATATATTGCTCCCCGTGCCTTTTATGACCACACGATCCGGCCCACAGTCTCCCGTGCCTGCTGCCTGGGATAAATAAACTTGATGCGACTTTGCCCCTCTTATATTTGGCTTTTGAGTCGGTAAATGTAATCGTCCTACCCGAGAGGGAGTAAGCGTCGAGGTCAACACCGGAGCAGTGTCGCCGTTTGAAAATATCTTGAACGTAAGAGGATTAACGGTATCGAACCGCCCCGCAATTTCAGCTTGAAATAGTTGTGATGAAATATCTGAGGATAAGTGCGTTTCGCCGTAGACCTCCCACATCATTCCCGTACCTGAGTTAAACGTGTAGAGTCGGATTGTTGAGCCGTCGTTCGCCGCCAGTATCAATCCGCCGGCAACCGGGACGCACGCGCAAAGCGTGCCGATTATCTTTGTGCTCAGATCAATTTCCGTATCCCACTTTTCACGCTGAGGATTGAAACAAAGCAAGGTCTGGGAATGCCCAAATACATCGCGATTATGATCAGCATCAAACCCGCCTACCACATTTGCCATCGTCCAACCTGCGGTAATATCAGACACATCAACAGCGAACGAAGTATCAGGCTCGCCCTTTTCATCAATGCGGACTAGTCCTCGCTTGCCCGTTGCCGCATAGAGTCTTCCGCCTTCGCCTAGGTGCCATCCGTTCGGGCTTGCAATTCCGGTGGTGGGCCAGATGACTCGAAGTGAAAGAGGGTTCCTACCACCGGTATACAAAAGGGCCGCGACATAGCCATCTCCGCCAATATAAACAAACCCGTCCGAGGCGCGAGACAAGACACCTTTCGGCGGTGCAGGAAGGAAGAGAAGCGAATCAGGTGGAAACGATTCGATGAATACCGGAAGTGAAACCGAAATAGCAGTACCAGGACTTGTCGCCGTTACTCCCGCTACCGGATCGCCGTAACATCCGATCACTGCAACCACGTCTTCAAGCGCAGCGGCGAACACCGCAGCAGGAGGCGGATAGTCAAGTATCGGCGCTAAATCTTTGCCGACGAGCGAAGGATCAGACCATTCAAGTTCGACTGAACTTGCAACACCATTGACGGTCGTAAGACTTGAGATAGCAATCTCGCGCTCCTCGTAATGCGGCCCCGTAGAGCCGAATCCTGCCGCTGTAACGCCGATTCCGATCCGATCCGCCCCAACGCTTGCCGCATAGGTTAAATCGGCCCCAGCGACCGTATGGCGCATCTTAAAGCCCGAATTAACGATGACTGCTGACGGCGTACTCCGTCTTGATCTTCCTCCAGTTGCAGAGCGAACAAACCAATGCACAGTTGAATAGGTTCCGCTCATGATTGTCGAAGCGGTAGGCGTGACCGCTAACGTCGGAGCGGAGGGAGGCTCCATACCAAAAGCAAACGGGCCGGTTCCAGATCCCGAATAGGAACCGCTGAGATACAAAAGCATCTGCAAGGCTGTAGACGCTGAAACAGATCGGGAGACTCCGTTTATGTAAAGGGCACCAGAACCAATATAGCCAATGGCCCTGCCGATCAATCCGATCACATTGCCTATTCCGGCGGTGTTAAAAGTCCCCAGTCCAGCGTAACCGTTATCAATCGCATTGAAGAGAAGGCGAGACCCGACAACCGAACTGATAAGGGCTGGCCCTTTGAACGATTGGGCGCGACCGTCCCCCAGGAAGACCAGATTCTTACTGCCTTGTCCGCAGCTTCCCGGCTCGCTGGACGCTAAAGAGCTATTTGCAACGTAATGATTAAATAGACTTGTACTGAGCGGGTTCATGCGTTCAATACCTGAGCATCACTAAGAACTGTCTGACCTGTTTTCTCTGATTGGTTCAAAGCCGCGTTACTTTTCAATAGCCGAGATCGTAACGGTCGAGCGTTTGAATGTCCGCAAGTCTGACAGACCACTAAGCTAACGATGTCGTTATGTAAGG